CGTTGTGATCTGGCCGCTGTAGTCGCTCATACGTTCCGTTCAAAGTGTGGGCAGTCCACCAGAGATCTGAAGTTACCACCCCACCGATTTTTCGGGTGCAGCGTTTCCCAATACGCTCCAATCGGAGACAGAACAGACTTGTCCCAGATGATTTTCCCATCCTTAAAGAAGTTCAAGTCCATTGCGCAACGCTTCAAGTGGATGGAGTTCATGGTCTTAGACCGGCCTGTCTTAACGTAGATGGCTTGCTGCTCCGGTGTACGCGCCAACTCGCCACCAGTGACCATAAATCCCAGATCTGTGGCGTGCTGGATCAGCTTGCACATATCCAACAGGAATGCGGCTTGTTCTTGACTCAGGCTCATTTTGGCTCCTCTTCTTTCTCTCCGTGGGACAGTTTCACACCCGCCAGCAATCCAATGAAGCCACCGACGATGGTCTGGAAAGCAGGGCTGATGAGCTTGAAGATTTCACCATTGTCAACAATGGGGTCAAACAGGCCAGCCATCAGTACAGCAACCATTCCAATGATGACAACGCAAAGGGTAAAGCTAACCATCAGCGTCACCAAAAATGTCAGCTTGGCTTTCACTTATTGGTCCTCATTTCTGCTAACTTCTCAACGGTACGTCCACCAAAGTAAGCGCCCATAATCAGCATCCCCCAGTTACCCAGCAGGGTCACATAGGACTCGTTTGCGTTGAGGCCGTAGGCGCTCATCATGGCAAATAGGAAGTACCCCATGAAGATAGCGATCAGGCTCATTGGACGAATGTTCTTTGAGAGCCATGAATCTGAGTTCATGTCAGCTTGCCAGCGGTCTGTTACGTTATCCGCATCACTCTGTGCAGCCTTGGCAAACAACTCCAACTCAGCCATCTCCAGCTTGGCTTTCTCTATGCCTAACTCAATCAAGCGCTCTTCATGGTGGAACTGCAACTCGCGCAGTTTCTCAACGTCAGCCGGTGTAGGGTTGTCGGGTATCTTGACGCCCAGAGTGTTCTCGACTACCTCCTTGCCTTTGGCTTGGATAGCAGAAGAAAGCAGCCCCAGGCCGCTTTCCGCAAGAGTACCGAGTAGTGCGCCGAGAATTGGAATCATCAGAAACCCCTATTTGTGATAACGTGAAACGTGATGCTGACCAGTGGGACAACGATAGCGGATGCGCCTGTAATCCAGAGTGTATTCATAATGATCGCAACCTTCATTTCTTTGTCCTTCTGCTTTCTTTCCGACTCTTCTCTTTCAAGTGTGTTGCGCTCCTTAATCATCCTGGTGCGCTCTGCCATCATCTCTTCCCAGACCGGAGCATTGCCACTATAGAAGAGGATGTCCTTCAGTTCCTTCTCATGCTCTCTCAGTGCCTTTGACGCCAGTGCGATCTGGAGAGCCTCAGAACTGATCTGTGCATTCGTCTTTCCTATTGACGCAATCCTGGCCTTGCTGCTTGCTAGGTGTACCGTGTCTGCCGCTTGATAGAAACTGCTGAATTCTTTGTATAGGCCGTGTATATCTTTACCAAGGGCTACCGCTTTTTTATGCCTGCCACCGCACCCTGGGCAATAGCAAAGGCCGTAAACGGATCAATCATTTCTTGTTCACAACTACCCATCGGCAGATGCGTCCGTCTTTGTCCATGAATTCGTTAGCACCCATCTTCTTGTCCTCTTCTCGTTTAGGAATACGACAAACCAAAACTATCTTTGTTTCTGTTCCAGGCCACGGGCTTTCAGCCGAGGCAAGCAGAGAAATCACTTGTCGGCCTTGTTTTCCAGCTTGTCAAAGATGCGCTCCAGAGTCGCGTCAATCTTGTCTAGGCGGCTCTCAATGTCTGCCTTGCTGACGTAGTTCTTGGGAAGATCAATCTCGATCTGCTTAATGTCATCCTTCAGCGTCTTGACAGAGTCCCATATCTCTTTACACCACCAGCCGACAGCGACCAGGATCGCTCCACCGATGAAGTTGAACATTGGCTGGAATTCCATGATGTTCCTTACGGGTGAGTTGCTTTGTAGGCATCAAATTCTGCCTTGAGTTCTTGGATGGCTGCGGTTAGTGTGGCGACAAGGAACGACACGTCAATGCCTTGGTGAACAGGTTTGCCATCAGCGTCTACGGCATCTTTTGCACCCGTAACGGCGTGTGAACAAACTTCTGCTAGTTCGTGAGCAATGAATCCCTCACCATCAGAACCGTCCGCTTTCCACTTATAAGTAACGGGCTTGAGCGCAGCAACTTTAGCCAACGCTCCGGTCATAGGCACAATGTCTTGCTTTAAGCGGTAATCAGATGAAGTGTTGTAGGCGGTAGCCCCAGAACTAACGCTTACCGAACCAACTGTAGTGCCGTTACGTCTAAAGTTAAATATGGCTCCGTCACCATTAGACCTGTTTATATAAAAATCATTGATTAAAGAAAGTCTCGGCCCGAGTCCTGGTCTAAAACTAAATCCTGTTTGACTTGTGGAGCTACCAATAAACGCATCTGTATCAGTTGTATTTAACATCCATGTGCCGCTGGAGTCAATACGCATTGCCTCCGCACCACCTTCAGTAAAGGCAATGGTGTCAGCAGCGGGGAAGAAGATGCCCGTGTTGGTGTCGCCTGTGGTGGTGATGGCAGGAGTACCAACTGCACCCGCTGGAAATACAACACCACCAGTTCCTTTTGGCGTAAGTGCAATGCCAATGTTTGTGTCGCCACCTGTAGCAGATAACGCTGGTGCGCCACCAGTAGCTGCATTTGCAAGTGTCACCTCATTCACAGCAGACGCGGTTGCAGATACCTTCAGCAACTCATTGCCGTTGGTGTCAATGACATCACCGACCAGCTTTAGGCTCTTACCAGATCCAACATTAAGACCGACGCTGGTTCCAGTTCCAGCCGCAGCGAATATTGCATCCACCGAGTCTAGGTCGGTGTTGATCTTTGTGCCCCAGGTGTCAGTGGATGCACCTACCTCGGGCTTAGTAAGGAGTAGGTTGGTGGTGGTGGTATCAGCCATGATTTACCTCATTGGGTTGTCCAATCCTTGGACGTTGCGCCTACTGGTGTCCAGGTGTCGGTGTTGTCAGAAATTATAGTCCAGCTGCGTGAATTTGGGGACTGCGTAGTCCATGTGGTAGTTGACGTACCAGAGTCAGTCCAAGTGTCTGAGTTGATTGGCTCCGGCTCCCACTTGAGCCGCTGGGTGATAAGGTCCAGTGCGCTGGCAGCTTCAGAAATTGATGCTAAAAAATCCAAGCCAGGCAAGTAATCGTCCAGCGCAGATCCTGATTCGGAGATGTTAGCTACAAAGATACCGACGTTTTCGTAGGCATCTATGGCTGCCAAAGACTCCGCAACATTCACCAAGAATACCGCCGTAACGCTTAATGAATCAGACGCCGTCACGGACTCAGAGTTAAACACTTGGTAGGTGAACGTCGGGAATAGTGACTCCGATGCGGTCAGCGCCTCCGCAACAGCGACAGACATAGTCAACGTGCCTATGCTTGCGTCTGACGCTGTAAGCGTTTCAGATACAGAGGCCACCGCCTCCAAGACATTGGTAATTGCGTCCGATACGCTCAGTGTCTCCGACACTTGGACAGGTATCGTCAAGATGCAAACTTGTGCATCTGCTGCGCTTGCACTTTCAGATACAAGCGCCAAAAATACGATAGTGCTGCTAAGTGAGTCGGATGCCGTTACAGATTCGCTGGCAAAGGCCACTGCCACCAGGCTGGTGTCTATTGCGTCAGCAGCAGATCCTGACTCAGCAATGCTTGCCACAATCGTGGCAATGTTGGTGAGGACGTCTGACGCTGATAGCGACTCAGATATTGTCAGTCCAAGCGTTGTAATCGCTGACTCAGCATCTGCCGCTGATCCTGACTCGGATAAAGACTTGTCATATCCAAAACCACTTAGCAGAGACTCGTAACCGCCAATTCCATACGGTCCATATCCGTATAAATTACTTCCATAGCCACCCTCAATAGCGTAGACAGAGTACGAATTCCCTGGTGCGCTGAATGGTGTACCGAATGGCGCAAGACCGAACATGGTTAGTCAGCCGGTAACGGTGTGTTGCCTTCAGCAAGCCATTCCAAATATTGCTGGTAATCAGAATTGGCTGGGTCAAATGGAATGCAAGCACCATCACTTATGCGGATGACGCTGGTTTGATTGCCCATGAATTGGGGTGATAGCTTGTACATTTATAGCTCCGCAGAAAGCTGAGTCCCTACATTAGCAATTGCAAGTGCTTGATTGGTTGTTCTGCCAGTTAGACCATTAGCAGTTATTGGCGTTCTAGTTAATGATTGCCCAGCACCAGATATAGATTGGCTAGTCGCATTTTGACTGCCACCAATAATGTCAATTGTAATATTGACCCCTGATGCCTGAGATAGTGTTGGGATTGTTCTCATTGATACCGCATGAACTAGCGTGAAAATCCCAGTTGTTGCGTTATATGCTTGCCCACAAGTTCCTTTGAAATCACTTTGAAAATACCGTTGACAAAGTCCCAACTCAGTACCATACGAACGGTAATCAAAAGATGTAGCTACACTGCCTTTTTCCAATTGGACATTCCCAATTACCCATGTTCCGCTGGTTTGAGCTCCGACAGTGAACAAGATTTCAATGCCCGTGGTAGCTGCCGCTGGAATGCTAATTTGTGCGCTGTAGTTTGTCAGCGTTGATGTAACCGTGAATGTGCCTGTTGCAATCTGTGTCTTAGCTGACCATGTATCCGAACTAGTGGCATAGTTTGCAGTCCAAGTAACTGTGGTCAGTAATGAGTTGGAGATATTGACAGATAGCGTTGCTGTGCTGCCAGCCATGTCGAAACAATTTAATTGCTCAATGCGTTGACCAATACCAACTGCCGTAACAGATGCAGCGCCTGTAACCTGTAAGTTGAACTGGTTTGCATTAGACCCAGCCACCCTAGCAACCGTTACCGTTGCACCAGTTGCATAGGCATACCAACGATCTAAAGCTGGGTAGGTTGGAACAGTAGTTGGAACCGCGTTTCCAGATGTTCCAGATGTTGCTCGTTGAATAATTTGCATTAGGCCGTTCATAAGACGGTTCTTAAACCCAAACATGCTGGGTGCGTCTGTATATACAGCTTTCCCTGCTGGATACGTTACAAAAACATTCTTTGACCCAGCAGAAAAATTAACCAAACTTCCAGCATTACTCGATTTTAAAACCGTTGTTCTGGCGAGCGTTGTACCGGACGCGGTGTAAGTCCCTATTCCAGTTTCCCAATTTGTACCATCAGTAATGCAGTAGTAGGTTGTATTACCGTTGCCAATAGCGTCAAATGACTGATAGCCGGTTACAGCACCGGCAAGCGTTAGAGTACCAGTGCCAGTTGTAGTAGTGGTCTCCTGTACGCGATCATCAAGGACTAGAGCCATTAAAGACTCCTATAGGTCAGCTTGCGACAAGTTCGTTTTCTTTGAAGAAACGCTCTTGTGCCTGGTTGGATTGATCGGTGTATTGGACCTTGAACAGCAAGGTTGACTCGTCATCCACGACTGCGCCGACCACAATCGTGCCGGTCATGGACGTGCCCTTGATGGTCACGCTATCGCCTGTCTTAAACGCCATAAATGCCCCTTATACCGATGCGGTGTATGTGACGTTCAGCGTGTCGCCAGACGCGATAGAACGATTTCCGCCAGTGAAGCTACCAGCAGAGTACAAAGTGCCAGCAGTGCCTGATTTAGTGCTGCTGGTGGTCATAAACGCGCCTGCAACAGTGGCTGTGGCGTTGATGGTGAAAGATGTCGCGGTAGACACTTTGGATCCAGAAGATGCCGAGTTCCAGGCTACTGATGGACGGGTGGAATTGGAGTAAGGAACTGTCTCGCTCCAGCCAGCGTGAGATGACATGGTGTCACCGGCTGCATAGGTAGGGGTAGACGCACCATCAACCAAACCGACATACCAGGCTGCGGTGTAGGCAGATCCAGCAAAATACTTGTCCAGCAGGTCGTTCTTGCCAACCGTTACCACTAGGTTTTTGATTGGCTCTGACCACTTCAGATTGCCGTCCTTGTCGAAACAAGTCAACTCATAAGAGCCGGTTACTCCGATGCTCTCATCCATAGAGGATTGACGCGAGATTGCTACGCTTGCAGCATCTTGACCATTGATACGCTCTGATTGCATTTTGTTCTCCAAAACTGGGAAAATTTTAACCGAAAGACTTGGCGCGTGACTTTAGAACGCCGCCGCTAGTCGCTCCGCGCTCGTCTGCAATTTGCAGTTCCTCTATGCCTGTCTTGTACAGGCCAGCCCACACTTGGATTCTTGCGTCGTCCTGTAGGTAGGGGGCAGCCTGTAGCAAAGAACCGTACAGGTAGACATCAGGCGCTTTGGTGAGCAGCCAGTTGGTGGTGTTGGAGTTTGATAGCTTGGCGAGCTTGCTGTAGTAGATCAACTCGCCCGTGTAGCTGGAGTCAGGGATAGGCACAACGCGTAGCTGCGACCCGACTACGCCAAAGAACTTAGGCTTCCCGCTGGATGTGTACTGAGTCAGCAAGTCATCCAGGCTGTCAATGGTCTCAAACTGCAACGGACTGACGGGGTTTGTGTCCATCTTGAACGTCCGCGCCTCCAGAAAGTCGCCTGGCGTTGCGTTGTACTCGGCGTCGATGGTTGCCGTTGCGCGGGTAATCATCTGGGTGGTGCGCAGTGTTCGCTCCATTTGCGCTTCAGCAAGAGAAACAAAGTCAGTGATGGCAGACGTGAGATCACTACGGTTGAGCCAATCGGCCACCGAGGCTTTCAGTTCAGCGTAGGTGCTAAGTGCCATGCTCTGCCTTTTCCTTCTCGATGTCGCGCATCATCCAGGTGTGGTCGTGCTTGAA